GCTGCACCTGCTCCTCTGCTGGATGATGACGATGCACTGGAGGCAATCTGGCAGAAGCAGTATTCTCTGACTGCTCTGACTGCTGCTGATCAGTTCAAGTCTTATGATGATCTGAACAAGCGTCTGAAGATGGTCTTGGGTCAGAAGTCTGCACCTGCCCGCTTTGATGAAGAGACTCAAGGTGAAGACAGTGATCGTGGTTCTTACACTCCTGACTTCCAAGCACGTCGTCCTGAGCCTACTGCAGACTTCAATGCACCGGACATCACTCCCACTAAGTCTGCTGACTCAGATGAGGATGATGCTCTGTCTTACTTCCAGAAACTTGCTGAGGAATGATGAGATACAACCAGTTGTGTTTGACCCTTCTGGTTATCGCAGCATATATTAACTTACTGAAATAGTCTGATATTATCTCCACGTTTCAAGGATTCAGTCACATACTGACTGGATCCTTTTTTATATGTCATGATGTCTTCTAAATCATCCAGGATTATATTCAGATATCTTTGTTTCAATAGAAATATATTCCTTCTATTTTTCTGTATGTTCTCTTCATACTCATAATTTGTTACTTCTTTTACAGGAGATAGTTTTCTCTGAGTAACACCATCAAAATATTCTGTGCTATATGTTGATGAAACACGAAGACCAGCTTGCACTATGATGATTCCGTTATTTGGATCTACAACTTCATAAGTCTCATGATGATGCACATCATTTAATTTGTCATAACTACCATACTTATCTAGTAAATAGATATCAAAATCATATTGTTTCATTGGCCATTCAGTTTGAATGTTGACAATATTATTGGAAGATAAAACAACCCAATCCAATCTAGAGTCACCATAGACATTGAATGCCACGTTATCTGGTCTATCATCACCTTGAATTTGATACTTAGTAAAGAATGCTAGTTCCTGAAAAATATCATCTCTGAGCTTTCCTCTCTTGAAAAAATTCTTTACAGTAATATAATCCGATATACTAGCATCAGGAAGTCTACTGACATAATCAAGATTGGGAACTTTGCTAAAGTAATTTGACATTTTAGAAACCTATTCTTGCGGGTAAGGTATTGTTGAGAGCAGCTTGTTCTGCAGGATCTTCTCTGAAAGACGCAAACTTATCATCGTTATAATCATCATTGAATACAGGTTCAAGTTCAGTCATCTGTAATGTCAATCTGTATTGTGTCATATATCCACCTTTTAAAGTAGAATAATTTTGCTGAGGTGTGTAGTCAACAGCAACTCTTGTTATTGCACACTCCTTCATTTTTCCTATGAATGGGTGCTCATCATTCTTATCACCAGCAAGAACATAATGTACTTGGAAAGTATGTGGTGCTAGTAAGAATAGGTTTGATTCTGATCTAATAGGTGCGGATCCTTGCTTGAAGAATCTAATTATTCTAACGATCATATCTGCTTCGTCTTTACTTCTTGCAGCAAGATCAAATGTAAAATCAAATGGTCTCAGTGTTGGTTTATTAAATAACAACTCTAAGTTTGGATTAAAAACTGCACCTCTAGTTCTTGAGAGAAGACCACCAAATCCCTGCCCAACTGCTTTAGAAGCAAATCCCTCTTCAAGTGCTTTCTGTAATTCTGGACTATTGTTTCCAATTGTGTCCTTCATATTTTGTATAGTTTGATCCACACTGTCACCTGAGGCACCTGTCATTGATCTTGCTAAATCACTTCCTAAAATCTGAAATGCATTCATCTCACCAGGACCCCACTCAGCCCCATTTTCATCTTTAATACCACCAGGGATTGGTAATATGACTGCACCTAATCTTGTTCTACCTTCTGCTTGACCATCAGGACCTACTCTAGTTCTTGCTCCAAATCCAAAATTATTTGCAGCAACTTTCTTTGCTTTGTATTCAAGCATGGTGAATGATATATAATCTTGTTCACCACTTTGTGAGAGAGGGTATCGAAGATCATTACCACCAGGACCTGAGAAAGATCCAGGACCTTTTCTAGTTCCAGTTTTTACTGGAATATTTAAATCTGATAATTGATTATTAGTGTCATTTATAACTGTCTGTGGATCAGCGTCGGTTGGAGTGGTCTGTTCTCCAGTTTCTAATAATTCTTGTGCTCTTTTTCTAGCAACAATTTCTTCAACACCAGCTGCTTTTTGTGCCCTAACTACGGTTTCATTTATCTGATCTCTTACACCTTTTTGTACATCTTTTGTTAAAAATTCTTTTTGACCTTCTTTATCGAACACATCTTTAAAATCTTTTCCTGGTGTAAACTTTCCACCAGGTTCATATGAACCAACTTCCGCATCTCCAAAGAGTCCACCACCAGGTTGTTTTCTATAAAGTTTGGTTTGTCCTGTCTTTGCATCGGTTATACTATAAAACCCACTAGTGTCCCCTTTAAGTTTGGGAACATTGAATGTATTTTCGTCATTTCTGCCGCCGTAGGTTGCCATTACACACTACATTTTTATCTATTTAGCACGAACTTTGCATATTGTACGGATAGTAAATCATCTAATTCTTCTGGTAGCACAATGTAAACTTGACCTGCAAGTTCGTTCCATGTATACTGTCTGTATTTTCTCCAATGAAAGTTCATCCCACGAAATCCCCAAGAAAATAGATCGGTGACTAGAACTAAAGGGTGTTGATCATAGGTAAGTCCAGGTGTCTTTGCATTATATACAAAGGTGCATGTCATTCCTGGTTCTGGGATGGGAGCAACAGTATCATTAAGTGCTTCCATGATCATCAGCATTTGATCTTCCTGATCTGCTGTTGCATTTAACTTTGATATGATAGATTCGATTCGATTTTTAGAACCAGTCTTTTTTAATCTTTCTTGTTCTCTAGCATCAATCTGTGCTTTTACTTCCTCATAAGAAGGACCACCTGCTCTTCTTCTTTTAGCACGTCGTCTTGCCATTACTTGATTCCTAACTCGTCTTCTGTGATTACTTTAAAGTTTATTCGTCTGTCTTCGCAAAACTCAACTGCTGCTTTCCACTTTGCTTGATTCACTGCATAAGTTTTGCATTCGTAAATGTATGACTTAGTAACTCTTGTTTTCTTTTTTGGTGGTTGAGTTTGTCTCTTTGGTTTTACCTCTACGACATAGGTTTTAATTTGACCTGTACTTTCTTTCACCTTTATGATAAAATCAGGAAAGTATCTATGTACTCTTTTGTCAACAGGAGACACGTATGGGATCCAGAATTCCTCACTACCCCATTCAAGAATGTTCTCATTTAAATCACAGTAACGACAAAACTTTCTTTCCCAACTGCTACGACAAATAATATTGTCCGCATTTCCTTTATATTTCTTCGGGAAGGAAGGTTTGTATTTACTTTTTATACTTTCTCCCATACATAGTATATAAGGTAAAAACTATTTATAGATGCCTAGCATAAAGTCTGTTTCGGATATTAAATCATCCCTCCTAAGACCCGCACTCACCTCTCATTATCTTGTCGAAATTGGTTTGCCCTCCAATGGACAAGATGGGGACGGTAATTTCAGATCTCATTTAAAGGAAGATGGTATTGAATTAAACATAGTCAGACAGGAAAAACTAAACTTGCTCTGTGCCGAGGCAAGTCTTCCTGGATCTAGTGTCGCAACATTTGAAGTTAATAATGATTACAGTGGCACCACTGAAAGACACGCACACAGAAAGTTTTTCGATGATAGAATTGATTTTACTTTCTATGTTGATGTGGAAGATTATCTCCCTATCAAGTTCTTTGAATCTTGGATTAGATATGTAACTGGATCTGGAACCACAGATGCTAACACAGAAAAAGCTAAAACGTATTTTTACAGGATGAATTTTCCTGATGAATATACCTCAGACCAAGGATTAACTATCACTAAATTTGAAAGAGATACGTACAAGAAAGAAGGAGGTTATACAGCTACTGGGAATGGTCTGGTCTATACTTTTATTAGATCTTTTCCAATTTCAATTACATCTATGCCAGTTTCTTATGAAGGTGCTAATCTATTGAAATGTACAGTCTCAATGTCATACATTAGATATATTGTTGAAGCATTAAAAGACACACCAGGTGGAAGAGAATCAACATCTAATACTGATGGATCAAGATTCTCCAATCCTTCGTTGTTTTCACAACAATTTTTAGATCAGAACGGTCAACTGAGATTAGGATCTCAAAATATTGCCTAAATATTCACACTGAAAAACTCTATAGGACATTATGCCTTTACCAAAGATTGCTACACCAACTTATGAACTTGAGTTGCCATCTACAGGACAATCAATTCAGTACAGACCCTTCTTAGTAAAAGAAGAGAAGGTTCTGGTGATTGCTTTGGAAAGTGAAGACACAAAGCAAATCACGACTGCCATCAAAACAGTCATTAAGAACTGTATTAAAACTAAAGGAGTTAAGGTCGAAAGTCTTCCGACATTTGATATCGAATATTTGTTCTTGAATATTCGTGGTAAGTCTGTGGGTGAAAAGATTGAAGTAAATATTATTTGTCCTGATGATGAAGAGACCGAGGTCCCTGTAGAAATTAACATTGATGATATTCAGGTCACTAAAGATGATAGTCATGACAATAAAATCAAGATTGATGATAGCATCATGATGGTTATGAAGTATCCTTCACTTGATCAATTCATTAAGAACAACTTTGATTTTAGTGATAAGAATGCGATGGATCAATCGTTTGAATTGATTGGATCTTGTATTGATTCTATTTGTAGTGAAGATGAAGTATGGGCAACAGCAGATTGTTCAAAGAAAGAAGTAAATGAATTTCTTGAATCGATGAACTCATCACAATTTAAAGGCATTGAAAAATTCTTTGAGACTATGCCTAAACTTTCACATACTATTTCAGTTACTAATCCAAAAACTAAAGTTGAAAGTGAGGTTGTACTTGAGGGACTGGCAAGTTTTTTCGCAT